CCATTCCGTTGACCGGCGGGGCTGGTGATGCCACCACTCTCCGTCAACAGTGGGGTGCATCCCGTACTCCTTGGCTATGGCGTTGATCTCCCATGTGTGTAGGTCATTGTTAATACGATGGAAGTCAGCCGCATAGCAAAATCCGTCATTTTGTTCCATGTGCCAACTTCCACGCCAGACACCCTGACCATCCAGCCCCTTGGTACCGAAGCGCCGGTCGGGGTTGGCTGCCAAGTTCCCTCGGCCAGCGAGGTACTTCTTGTACAGGGCTGTCTGTTGTGCGTAGGACCGGCAACCTGAGGAGACGGAGACACGCCCACGGATGCGGGGGTCATCGAAGAACATCTCCAGACGCTTCTTAAAGCGCGGGTGTAGTAGGGAGAGGTCTACGTTACTCTTGGTGGTCGGTATCATGCTGACTCCAGTGCTGTTAGCCGTGTGGTTAGTTCCTGTATTGCCTTAATCATAGGCGATATTAGTTCGTCATACCGCAGGCCCTGCTTCCCATGTTCCTCAACGGCAGGTTGTCCGGGCAGGTATTCGTCTGCTGGTACCTCCGGTGACGCTTCAATGGTTTCCTTGGTCCATATGGCCGTGTCAGAAGCGTCATCGCCCAATACTGATTCAACCTCTTGGGCGATCAGACCGTAGTGTGTCCTGACCCCTTCCCTGCCATCCGTGTGAGTCAACTTGAAAGACACGGGACGCAAGGCATTAACAAAGTCCAGCCCCAAGTTGGAATCAACTATGTCAGTCTTGTAGTTCTGATCGGAGGAAACAATAGGGTTGTTGACCAGATATATCTGACTCCATTGGATGCTAGCACTACCCAGATTGTAGGTAGAACCAACGTAGGGAATAACGCTGTACGGACGAAGAGTGCCGTTCATCAGAATGTTTGCGTTAGCGTTGTCTCTGAATATGGCAGACCACTCAGTCCCACCAGAGACATAGGCTGGGTAAAGAAACATCCCCCGCTCAGACAGACCAGTGGACCTGATCGTGAGGCCACCAGTGGTGGTGTTGGAATGGCCGGTGTGGTACAGGTTGTACTTTGAAGCGTCGGTGTCGTAGGAGTACCAGTCACCATCCAAAGTGATAGACCCTCCCATGCGGGTCTTGGTAAACTGAAGGTAGGGACCCCCGTCAACGAAGGTGTAGGGGGGGTCAGGTGGGACCGTGGTGTTGAGCCAGAAGACTCCATTGGTACAGTCCTCGTCCTCCTGACACACGATGATGCTGTCCCCAGCAGCAGGCACCAGCCACTTGCTGTTGGCATCGTGCTTCTCCCTACCGATGAAGGAAACGTCTACTGTTTCTGAGTTGCCAAACTTGCCGGGGATGTTAACTGTGATCTTGCCCGTAGAGGAGTCTGACGTGACTACGTGGGCGTGATGTATTCTGTCATCATACTGAGGCATACTTGTGACCCCTTCTGAGGGAAGTGTGCCACACACTGGACCTCAGCGTTGACTCAGGAGCAGGATCGTAAGAGTTCAGAACCTCAAGACCTGTGTAGCCTATGCCTGTGGTATCCCGTGTCAGTTTAAACGTACTAACAAAGTGGCCCCTGTTGAAGTGCATGTCCAGCCCTCTAACAAGCCAGTTGCCATCAACCTCCGTCTTAAAGCCGTTCACCCCGACAGCACTACCGGGGATGGGGCCAGCCACCCCTGTGGTTTCAACCGTAGCAGAGTAAGCATTGGAGTACGCCCTGTTGGCTTCCAACTTACGTAAAGCGTTAGCGTATGAAGTAGCGTTGCCCGGTAGGTTGTCTGCTAGCCCAGACAGGGCTGTAGTCCCATACCCCGTCCTACCCAACAACTGTGACGATTCGGCTGATAACTGACGCCCAGATGTATCAATGAACTCTAAACTTTGACTGTCGGCGCTACCGTAGTAACCCGCTGCTGCCCCAAACTCACCATCGAACTCTAAGATACGCCCACGGGCCCCTGATGCTACCCCAAAGTCGTCCTCGACGGAACCTAAGGCATCGTAGGGCGCTCCGTACCTGATGTAGTTGTATGGACTCCACACATGGATCTCAGTACCATGTACGTTCACGGCTAGACCGGACGACATACAGACGTTTCTCAGGACCTCCCAGTCTGACTCACCGCTCTGCCCCTTCCTTGTAATCACAGGGGTGTTATCAGGACAGGCGTAAGAGAAGTTGTGAATCCTAGACATTTCCGACACCATGTCAACCACCCTAAAGTTGTTCCAGACTTTGTTACGCGTACCGCGCATGACAGTGCTGGCCCCTAGACAGTGTAGGTGGGCCTCCTGAAAGAGGCTATCATTAGCCTTACCGCTAGTAACCTTGTGAGACGGGTCGATTCGTGTAACGTACCCACAGAAGGTAAAGCCCTCCGAAGGGGCAGCATCAACGGTGACCTGAACAGGTCGGTTGGAGTAGTCAGTAACGGACAAGGGTGAAATGCCGGAGATAATCAAGCGAGCGTAGTCATGTAAGTTCTCCTGAAGACTTATGTCTACCCTCTCAATCGAGGAGTAGTCAACCTCAGCACCGTCTATGACTACACCTACACGATGGGATGGTGCTTCTGGCTGCCTCTCAGTATTAATCCGTATAGTATCGCTACTTGACATGCCCTACCCCGATGGTATACGTATGCGGGTGCCCATCGGGATCTCTTCAGGGTAGGGGACATGCGGGTTGAGGTCTGCCACCATCCAATACAGTTTGGGGTCCCCCAACCACTTAGCCGCTATCTCTTGAAAGGTTTGTCCCTGAATAGTCACTGTGGTGGAGTACCTATTAGATGGACGGACCTTACGCTTAGTCGCAGCCCTTCCACGTACGTCTGTCATTTGCGTGTACCTTGATGCAGGTGATAACGCCATTATTCCTCAGTCCTTAATTTCTTAAACAAACCACCACCGGCGTGCCCCTCTTGGAAGAAGGCACCTCTGTGGTTACCCTCATGCGACTGGTACAGGGTCTGGGGCCACGTATGAACCCCACCACCCTCCTCGTCATATGAGTACCCGTCAAAGTAGAATTCCAAGTCTTTGGCTTGGTTTCCTTGGATGGTATGGCCTCCGATCCAAACGTCTGTTTGGAGATCGTCACTGTTTAGTCGATCAATGTTGGTACCCTCCCAGTTCAGAGAAGTTGCCGGTGCTTTAAGGAGATCACCTTCACTACCCTCGTATACATATCTGAGTCGAGCATCGCGGGGATGTACAACCAGCCAGTCAGTGTCAGAGAACCTACCGCCCTCCACCGTTTGGGTTACCTTCACCCGATACAGTATGTTTATTTGGTATTCTATAGCGAACTCTTTGTATTCAGGATCATCATCATTGTACCCGTGACCGTTCCGATAAATCCTAAGTTTATCAATGAAGGGCGCGGCTTGGTGTACTTCCGTACTCGACCACGGGTATTCGCCATTCGACCAGAAACCCTTTGCGATATAGAAGGTAACGGGGTTTGTGCCTTCTTCGTCCTGTCCCCACTTGAGGGCCCCATCGGGACCTCCATGAATGTGGGCAAACGGAGCCCCCTTTAGTTTTCTATCCGCCTCAGAACCTTCAGCGTCCGCTTGCCAGTCAATGTGGAGGCCGCCCTGTGCATGGAACTCCTGCATGTACAACTGGTCACCATACTCTGGGTTTCCTTCCATGCCATTGGCTAGGATTGGAAAGGATCGAGTGTAGTATGGCCCTACGTCCTCAAACTGACCAGTATTATCCGTTGGGTCACCAAACCCCTCTTTGATCTTGCTCTTACGCCACTCCGTCTTAGCCATATTGTCGTAGCCAACGGTTAGTAGGTCACTCCTCATCCCCTTAGACCATTCAGTAAAGAATACCTCCCCGTCCTCCCCATAGTTAGTAATACCAGTATCGCCGTCCAACAACACGGCCATAGCCAACTTTGCCTTCGGGTCCGACTGACCAGTCTCATCACCAAGTGCCTTTAAGCGGGCTCTAACCTGTAGGCCAGTCCATACGTGGGCATCAATGTTGTTAGAGACCCAATGACCAGTAGATTCACCCTCAAACACCCCGGAGGACTGGTCCACTCTGGAGATTTGTTCAGAAATAACCTTACCTAGTTGTGTGTCAAGTAGGTAACAGAACGGGGCGAACGAAAGACCTTCATCTAACACAATCTGTTGCCGCTGTCTACACCCCGGGTCTGTGGTTTTCAAAGGCGTGTTAAAGGTTGATACCTTCAGCCCATCGCCTCTGTGGTCAAAGCCAGTAAACAACGGCGCACCTCCGTATTCTACTCCCCCTTGTGCGGCTAGTCCCCTAACGTACACGTCGTCACCGGTGTACCTCTCCTTGCTCCCATCTGACGTATCGTCATCTTTATCCAGTTCATGCTGAAGTCTGATGAACGTGGTGAACGCTGACTTCTGCCGGGTAAAGCCTTGGTAGATAGCGTGCATACTTATGTCAACAGTGGCTACTGTGGGAATCATCTCAGGAGAGAACTTCTGAAAGGTGACAGTCACCTGATTCACGTAGCCGTCTACCATGAAGTGCTCAGAAAATACGACCCTTACCGGGTTGGGGACCAAGAACGCAGAGTTGTAAACATTAGCCTCCAGCAGTTCTGCTTTTCCTTTGCCTTCTCCGAACACTGCATCAGCGGCTTCCTCCAAGGACATCGCCTCTGACTCTTTGAGTTCAGAGCCCACCCCTTCCGCCGTATCGTAGGCCAAGCCCTGTGCTTTCAGAGTTTCAAACCTTTTCTTAGCGTAGGCGTATGACTCCTGTGTGATCGACTGACCCGTAATCCTGTCAAGGATTGAAATGTCTGCTAGAACCCCCAGCACCTTGGCAGCCTCTGCTTCGCCACTATGGAAGATATGCTCCCATGACATGTCAAAGTTGGAATTGGTTGATGGGGCATGAGCGCCCCCACCCATGTACTGGTCCAACGTGGGGTGGTCTACCTCCAGCCCTGACGCAGTCCTCCGTTCCGTAGCAACTTCATTAGCCGACACCTCCGCCTCTCGATTGAACAACATGGACCAACCGAAGTTCATGTCACCAATACCGGGCTGGAGCAACTGGCTAGGGGACTGGTTGATCCACAGTTGGGTGTCGGTACGGGCAGTAACTGATCTAGTGAGTTGGTTGGGGTTGAACTGGAAGTTCAGTTTTGTGCCCAGTTGCTTGTGTTGCAACGCTGCCGTTACCGTGCCTATCTGCTCTTCTACCTTCTTAAAGTCCTTGTCCCCGATCATCAGGTTCTCTGACAGCAACCGCATGTATCCTCGTTGGATCTGGTTGTCTGTGACGTTCAGATGATTGGGGAATATTCGGAACTCTGGGTTCTCAAAGGTAGCCTCTTTATTGAGAATAGCCATTATGAAGTCCTCAGTGCTTGTACAGCGTCAGATGTCTCGATGATCTTTATTACTTTATTAGCGAGGTTCTGGGCGTCGACAGCGTCAGAACCAGTGCCAGCCAAGGTGATTGATGGGGCTATGGTAATCGTGTTACCACTGGTCGTCGCCACACTTGCAGACACGGGTGACCGTTGTGTACCAGACGACACTGCTGGTGCAGAAGCCTTGCTAACCCCTTGTGGAAGTGCAACTGGTGCAATCACAGAGGGGGCATAGGAGGCTGACGTATCAGTGACGCCCTCTACTCCTACCTTGTAGGCGTAGAATTGACTAGCCACGCTGCTGGTAGCAGCAGCCGTAGCCTCTGCGCTGTCAACAGCAGCCGGAGCCTCTGCGCTGGCAGCAGCAGCCGTAGCCTCTGCCGATATGGTCTGTTGTGCCCCGGACCCTGACAGTGAAACATGCCACTTCTCTACAGCACCCTGTGCGTTAATTGGGTTCTTTAAGCCGAACCTACCAGCGTTAGCCGCTATCCAGTCCTCGGCACTCTTTGGTCCGAGGTCTGCGGCTTCTCCGGTCTGGTGCTTTGAAGCCCCGGGTGGCATAGCCAACCCCTTCCTTATCCCGACATCATTGAGTCTGTACCACCCCGCCACAACACCACCAGTGCCGTCGGCGTACCGCAATCCGTCGCTCCTGCGTCTACCGTTTACTGCACTAGGGTCGTGTCCGGGTATCACTAGTTTATGCCTCGCCTCAAACAGATCCCTTTGTTCAGCGTCGGTTCGGGTGCCGCTGGTCAGAGTCAACTTGTGGCCCGCCTCCGAAGCAGCAGCGTTAGCCATTGCCTGAATACCAATCCCTGTTCCGTCCCCTACCAAAGCATTCCACCCTGTCCCTCGTCCCTTGTCTATAAACTTGATGGGGGTAACCTTAGAGGAGGAGGGGTCATCCTCATCACCTATGGCATTGGCGGCTGCCATACCACCACTTATCCCAGCCATCAGACCTGCCGGGTTTCCCGCCGTCACCGCCAATCCGAGCAGTCCTCCGATTATAGGCAACCCTATCCGAGTAAGCGGGTGCTGTGCCACGTTCATCTGGGTCCCGATGAGGCTGGAAAACTTGTCCTCTATAGCCGCTGTCAACTTAATCATCGCCTGAGTGTTCTCTTCCACCTGTTCGTAGTTGTCTATCTGGCGACGATAGAAGTCCTCTTGGCGGCGTGTCTCTTCCCTACGGGTACGTTCAAACTCTGTGGCGTACCCCTCCTCGACTCCCATACGCTGGCGGTGCTCTTTTTTGGAGGGATCGTACATACCCTCCCCGCCTGCCTTCTGGAACTCTATGTTCTCCTGTGCGTACTGGAGCACCAAGTTCTGCATGTCCACGGGTAGACCGGTGCGCGCCAAGTTGGCACGGGTCATTGACCCGGGCTGGAAGGCACCTTGTACCATCGACTCGTTGGTCAGACCCATGCGTCGGACGGTGTTTCGGATTACGTCCATTGGGTCGTTTTGCTTCCCACCCGGGCCATACATCCCCATGCCCAGCATCATGGTCATCATGTTTGACGAACCCGGCTGGGCCATCGCACTAATCATCTGTGTGGCCTGTTCAGTGCTATACCCGAAGCCTGAAGCGACACGAATACCCTCAACCCCACTGAGCATACTTTGCTGCTGCTCGCGGGTCCGTCCCAACCCTGTAGTCAACTGTAAGTTGAGCATTTGTTCTATGCCCTCATTACCGATCAAAGCATCAGTCATGGGCTGACGGTACCGACGCTGGTACTGGAGTTGTGTACCTCCGTACATCTGGCGCATCAACATCCCGGTGCGATCAGAGGTAAGCATGTAGTCAGAAGCACCCTGATAGCGGTTCCTAGTCCAGTTCATCGCTCCCAGTGTCGCTTGCACAACGGGCATCTGAGCACTCCCTCCCCCTAAACCTCCAGCGCCCGTGACCATCCATTTACCAAAGCCACGACCCATCTTGCCCATGTAGCCGCCGACGGCACCCTTCCCGCCACCCCCCCACGCCTCAGTCATGGGCTTGCGGACTTCGGCAGTTCTCTGCTTCATCTTGTCCCAGATACCACTGGACAATGCAGCGCCAGTGGTTCCGGTCGTTCCGGCCTTAGTCTTAACCTGTGATCCTGCAATAGGGGCCCCACCAGCACCACTACCAGACGCACCAGCAATGCCTCCCAAGGCATCCATTCCGGTCTTGCCCTTGGATATGATGGCGTCTAACTGCTCGTTGACAGAACCCAGTGCCTTGGCGAGGCCGTCGAACTGTGAGGACATCGCCTTGATAGCGCCCTCGTCCACAGTGAAACGCTGCTTGATTGTAGCAAAGTGTTCACGTCGACCCTCATCAGTTTCAGTCAGAGACGGACTCTCTGCAGTCTGCTTCTTAATGGACTTGGCAGCCACTACGTCTGCCGCCACTTAGCCATGTTCGACCAAAAGTCACGCTGACGCACAGACATGGAGCGAATGTCCTCTAGTGTGTACCCCGGATAGCCTTGGGTAATCATGTCGTAACTCCAGTATATCTGTGTCAGGTTAACTGAATAAAAGGGACACCCAGTCGAGTACCATGGTTATATCGTCATCACAGTAGGCGCACTGGGCATTCACCTCCTCAAGGCTTGGACCGGGCTGGTCGACCAGCACGGTGTTGACAATGACCTTCCGGTCAGACAACGACAACGCCTTGGCCCACTGCTCTTTGACAGCCATGGTCCTATCGTCATCCCATGACACCCCTCGGGCGATGATGGCAGTATTCTGTGCTGAGGTGGAGTCGCTGGAAGACGCAATCTCCTTGGCGTCCCTACCAGTGAGATACCTAATCTTCACAGACGTGCCGTCCTTCAGTACAACTTCCCTGAGGACGGTCAGGTCACCTACAGGTTCCACCATGGAGAAGTCCTCGTCAAGGTTTACCCTGACTTCGTTCTTCTCCTTACAGTGGGGGCACAGTACCCAGAAGGTACGTATGTTACCGTACGTAGCCTTAATGACCCCTAGAAACAGCAGATCACGGTCACCAATGATTAGGTTGTCCAGAACGGAAGGGTCGTCCTTCACTCGCACGTTACCAATAGACGTAACCGCTCGTGCCAGCAGTGCTGTTGTATAGTCAGCGTACGACAAGTCCTTAGACTTTGTGCTCAACCGATCCAATGCCTCTTCGTCCTCTCCCGTCATCTCCGTGACTATGGCTACATCTTGCCATTCTCCAGTTTCAGGATCAGGCATACCTCGCATGAGGTTTACCCTTTCTGGTGCGGCTGCGCCTACCTCAGGAACCGGGTCCTGTATAGCCGCATTTACTTCCGCAGCCTTCTCTACCAGTTCTGTACTCATTGAACACTCCTAATCTAACTTATGTTATTTGGTTGGTTTACGTATCAGTCTTCGGGGCCCAGTCCATGGTGAAGCCCTCATGGTGCAACTGCAACTGCTGAATGAGAATGCCGTTGTCACCAGCGTTGAGATCGCTAATCGAGAACGATCCGGGCCATGCGTTAAACAACTTGACTGTCAAGCGCTTAGGCAACTCTGGGTTGGAGGTTACAGACGGGTCCACGTCATACCTGTAAGACGAGTTGGTCACAGGATGGTCGTACACATGAACGGTAACAGTACAACGGTAGTCTGTCCCATCCGTGGTATCAAGGCCATTCCCTAGACTACCAAAGGACCCGTCGGTAGCGACGTTGTCAACACCACCCTGCCAGCAGTGGATAAACTGCTGCCACCGGTACAACTCCTCTTGGGATGCAAACACCCCCCGAGCCAATGACACCGGAGCAAAGTCCGACTGCCCTACCATCTTGTGCGGGTGGGTGTTCATCCCACCTTCCCTATACGGTATGACCTCGTTGGTTACAGCGATACCAGACATCTGGGCGAACCCCAGACCGGATAAATTCGATGCTAGTTGGTTCAAGTTGCTTTCATCAGCAGTATCGTTCGGGGCAATAGTAACCCTAAACTTAAAGTTGCGTAGTGGATCAGTACGAAGTGTTGCCATTATTAGTCTCCTTAGAGGGTTTCTGCTGTGCTAGAGCCGCCAGTCCACTGACTGACATTGATGATTACAAACTCAGTTGGGTACAGAAGGGCTACTCCAACCTCTACATTCAGTTCGCCATTCGCAATGGAAACAGCCGTGTTGTTAGTACCATCGCATGTGACGTAGTACGAGGAATCGGCGGTGTTTCCCTTCAAACCACCCTTACCCCACAGACTACGCAGTTCATTACTGATTACCTCAGTAACACGTTCACGTAGGTTGCCATCGTTAGGCTCAAAGACAGCAAACTGTGTAATAGCCTTCATGCGGGCCTTTACGTAGTTCAGTGTTCGCCTAATAGGAATATACCTATCAGGTGACGACACCGCTAGAGTGCGAGTACCATTGATAATCGCTCCCGTACCGGGAACCAGCCTCAGTGGGTTGATGTTAGCGGAGTACAAAGTACCCTCTTCGTCCTCTGTGTAGGTTGCCTTCAGGCCATACACGTTGGCGAGGTTCATAGAGAACCCAGCCGGAGCCTTTGCCACAGAGTGCATCCTGTCTGACTTGAGGTACATCGCAGCGATACCACCACCCGTAGCACCTGTCCGCAAAGCGGAAGGGCCAGTCTTGGTGGGGTCACCCGCAGTTACAGACGGGTAGTAGACAGCCCCATAAGCGCTGTTGGTGTACGCCGCAACTGCCGTCACAGCCATTGACGCTGTAGTCGCTGCCGGGTCCGGGTCGATAATGACAAACCCTGTACCCCGAGTAGCAGCGTAGGCCGTAGCAGCATTAACCTCAGACGATGCGAACCGTCCCGGCAGGTTGATGAGCAAGTCACCATCGACCTGATCCAGATAGGCAATACTTGTGGTGTAGTCCGATGCCACAACTGCTGTTCCGTCAGAGCCTCCCACAAGCGAGTAGGTTCCTGCGGTAACCGAAGTGTTAGTAGCCTTCGTGGGAGCAGCCACAGCGGAGCACGTTACGTAGTCAGAGTACGTGTCAAGCAGAGTCTCTACGGACCTATTGTTCGTAGAGTCCAAGGACACCTCAGTCCAACGCTCCTTCTCCACTCCACCTAGGTTGATTACCAGATTAAAGGTTCCGTACGACGTAGTCGTAGCAGCCTCCAAACCGTCAGTAACCACGGCTGTCAGGTCGCCACCCCACGCTCCGTTGTTCTGTGCGGTGAGCAGGAAGTGGTTAGCGGCAACGCCAGCAGTGGTTCCACGGACCTGCCCCGTGGCCTTAGCGGACACACCGTTGGTGGCCCCGCTAGCCAAGGTGAAGGTAACGTCACTGGTAAACGACGTGTTGAACTGGGAACCAGAGGCATGGTTGCTGGTGACCTGTGAGGACACCGTGATGTACTGCGAACCAGAAACAGCGTTGTTGATAGCCTCTGTAGCAGACCCTGTTGACGTGGCGTTAGCGAAGGTCAGACCAACATAGGTCTCCTTGGTAACACCCTTGTACTTGACGGTCACGTCCAAGAGACCAGTACCACCCCCGGTGGACGAGTCGTTGTTGCTGGCGTTCTTGGTGGCAACAATAGTAATGTTGTCGCCGTCAACACCAGTCAACTTAGACGTGGCGGTAAACAGGTTCTTATCAGTGTCGTGAACCAGCGCAAGAGATGAGGCTGTATTAGCCACAGCACTTTGGGTCAGGACACGAATGACATAGCACTCAGTGCCTCCGTTGGAAAAGAACTGGTATATGGAGTACCCCAGTTCATACGACGCACTGATGTCGCCAAAGGTGGCGGTAAATGACCCCCACGATTGAATGAGTACGGGCTTGCCGAGTGGTCCTCTCGTAGTCTGTCCGACGAACGAGGCAGTCGTGCGCCCGGGGCGATTCGTAACGATAGCCTTAAGCGCAGACTCGTTGACGTAAACGCCGGGTCGGTTATATGATGGCATTGCTACTTCTCCTCAATACGGTGGGTTACGTGTTTCACGCCAGTACATCCAGCGTGATTTTATCCTTGATTGTGGTAGTCCCAGTTGGGTATCCGTCTTCTCCACGAGCAACCTGAGACAAACCAACAAGTTGGGTGGTTGGTATCTCTGAGGTTACAGAAATGGTGTATATCTTCCTGAAGATCCGCTTCTTAAAGCCAGCCTCTTCATCGAGCATGTCAGCAGAACGCCATTCAAGCAGGTCCATGTGGCGATCAGTCCCGTCTGCCGGTATCCTCAAGAACCCCCTCCTAAACGGAGCGATTTTAGTAATCATGTGGGCGTGTAGATACCGGTCATGGATGGCCGACCTAGTAAATGTGGTCACCTGATATATCAGATCAACGGGGTTGTGCTCCAAGGTGCTTAGGAACGGGGAGTTAGCCGCACCTGCGAATCCGGTGAGAGTGGTTATGTCAGCGGTCTCGTTAGGGTAGTAGGTAAAGGTACTGCCTGCATCATCCGTGGTGTAGTGACCAGAGGGCTGTCCCGCCGGAGCGGTGCCACGAAAGGCATAGACCACGTTATCGGAGTGCTGGCGGTTCTTAGCATGGTTAACCGTTAGCAACTCCAACGTGATGAAGGGGTACTTCTTCTCGGTCTCCCCCTCGGGGTACCTAAAGAACACCTGTACGTCACGAGTAGCATCCCTGTCGTCCACCAACTGGATACCAGAGAACTTTACCTTCAGGGCCTGATCTTCAGCCAGCAGAAAGCCTGTACGGTTAGTCACGTACATCGACCTCCCCCATGGAATAGTCCATGTTCGCCTTTATATCATCAGAAATGTCATTGGCCCCACTAAGAGCGGCCTTACGTATGAACCCTTGGGGGGGCTGGGTAGCGTCCCCGTACTCCATGGAGGTCGCCCGATCCTGTAGGTGGGTTGGTAAATCATAGAGACCGGCTTTCAGTATGTCCGCATCTTCCTCGTCCTGCCACACGTCGTAGTATGGTGCCAGATCACTATACTGCTCGTCTCTAGACATCCTCTCTCGTACTGCTCTTACGTGCTTGTCTAGGGCCTTATTGACAGCGTCTTCAGTCAGTTTAGGAAACCTCTGATACAGCAAGTTACCGTGAACAATATGGGAGGGGATACCAGTCCAGTAGAACCCGGCAAACTCATCGTTAGACTCGGCGTCTTTGTACCCGGTAGCATCTAAAGAGGACTCTGGGGCGTCATCAACAATCGGCTTTGAAGCCATGCGCTCTCCTAGCGTCCTCTGGGCAACTGAGAGACCCTAATGCTCATTAGGATCTTGTACTAATGATACACCATCGAAGGTCAGTCTGTTCTGGTGTCTTTGATCCTGTCTAGGATACGACGAGGAACAGGCTTCTCTGATTCTTCCCGACTCCAGTGAGGCAGTTTTATATCCATGGGGTCAGCGGTGACCTTGTGGTCATGTTCCCGGTAGAAGGCGTGGGGGAAGGTCTCGTCGTACCGTTCGTATCCTACGGCGTCCGGCGTCGGCGTGTAGATCGTGGACGACCCGTCGTCTGCCCGGTGCCCAGTGAACAGGGCGGGCTGGGTTTGCGGGAGTAGTGCCTCCTCCAACTCGTGCTGACGACGTTGGGGTGTGCCCGGAACGGACTGTTCAGCGATACCTAGGTAACCAAAAGGGTTGGGGAGGTCTGGATGTTTAGGGTCTTCCGAGCGCTTTGCAGAGTAGGACACGGTCTTAAACGTGTCCTCTGGGAGGACTGTCTCCTCGTCTTGCCCACCCCACTGTTCACCAAGCATTCGTATCTTGGCTCCGGGGCGAAGGCGTACTTCCCCCTCTCTAAGGGCTCCTTGGCCGTGTCGGCGGTCCACGCGAAAGCCGAACGTCCTAGTGACAGAATAGTCGTTTAGTCGTCCATAAGGGACAACCTGTGCCTCGGGGTCGTCTATGACAGCCCGGTATGTCACCGTATCCTGTTCACTATCCCTATGACCAAACGCCCGAGAGTATGGTGCGTTGACAGTCCAGTGGAGGCCCACCTCGTCATCTTCAACTGGGGGACGGCCTTGCACGGGGGGGTCTGGGTGGTCGACCAGCGGGCTTCGGCTTCTACGCTCACCCCGGTAGATGATCCTCCCCGGCTCTGGGTTCTTGGCGATCTTCTCCCAAGCGTCACGGTCGCTTGACGGAGGATGGGGGAGTTCGGGAGTAGCCATGCGTGCCTATAGCGGAAGGGTAGCAGGCCAGCCATAGTCTGTTGTGGTCACAGCCGTGGGTCCGGGGTCGTTCACGAACTCCTGATCTAGGTACTTCTCGACACCCTCAAATGTGACCAAAACGTCCTCTTGGGCACGTCCTCGCACACGGTAGGCGTTAACAGAGTAATGTCTACCATCAGAGAAGAACATATCATTTAGGTGTCCTCGGTACTCCGACACGTTGCTGACACCAGCGTCCCGCATGTCCTTCACTGAGGCTACGCCAAACACCACTTGTACTGGATGACGGCCATCTGCCGAAGCCCTCTTTGTGTCCTCGGTCTCCTGTATCTGGAGCACCGGTATGACGACCCCGGTCTGGTAACGCAGGCCCCCAGTGGTTAGCATGCCCTCGTCGTAAACATCGTCATAAAGACTATCCGTGGCCGCTGTGGAGCCAAACGGCTGCAACTCGTACCAGATAACAGTTTCTCCGGTATCACGATGGTATCGGCGGTAATTATCCCACACATGGTCTAGTTCACGCTTTACATTGACCATTAGAGGTACCTAATGCCTGAAACATACCCTTCGGGAGGATCACCGTCGATGAACACGTCGGTACGTAGTTCATCCTCCTCCTCAGCAATGGCGATCTCACCGTCGTCAATCGGTGAGTAGACCCGCTCAATCGGGCCGTAGTCTCCCAACTCACGGGACTTCTGAACCGGTACCAGTCGGTTGGTGGTGCGGGAGGTACGGCGCAGGTTGAATACCTCAATGCGATCCAGACCAATGTTGAGGGCACGGGCCTTCTTCTCGTACTCTGCGGTCCAGTACTGTAGGAGTTGCTGGATCATACGGAAGCGCTGAGAGGCAGGAATGTGAACAGCCTCTGACGTGGTGATGTCAATGTCACGGCTGTACTCGGTCATCAGTCCCCAGAGGGACTCAATCATGGCATCAATACCAATCACGTCCTTGACCACGGCGGTCAACTGTTCCTTATCCATGTCCAGATTGTGCATGTGTTGGTTAAGGGCCAGCGTGGCGTAGAACGTCAGGTCTGCGGGGAGAAGCCACTCAAAGTAGTACCCCTCTACAAGGACTTTAGTCCCAGAACTAGGCGTCGTAGTCAGACGAAGAAGCCCGTTCCGCTCATCAAGAGAAAACTGGCTGGTAGTCAGTTGCGTTGTCGTACCAGCGGCGTAAGTTGCCACCCACAGTTTAGTTGAATCAATGTTTAGGTGACCGAGGTCAAAGGTACGCCCAATGGCGTCAAAGTCCAACTGGAAGAACCGTGGGAAGTCCCGCAGGTAGTTCCTAGCAGTGGTCTCAACGTCAGTCAGCGCAGCCATAGCACCATTGTACTACTAACTGGATGAGTCTGGGCCGGGGATGGAGTCCTGTCCGGGTTGATTTACAGCGGGAAACTCGTCCCGTAGCCTGCTGGGGGTGACCCTGCGAACAAGGATAATGTTAGTGGAGGCTTCTGCCGTGGGCTGGGGCAGATCAGCCATTCTCAAGGGCCTCCACCCGTGCAACCAGTTCTTGAACTGCATTCACCAGAGGGGCGATAATGCCAGCGTAGTTCAAGTACCTCTCACCGGATTCGGCTACTATATCAACGAGTGTAAGCGGGTCACAATCCTGCTGGCTACACAATTCTTCAATGTCCTGCGCTATGAAACCCCACTCGGTTTCTTCAGCCCTGTCCTTCCAACTGAAGGATACTGGCATCAACCCCTTGACGAAGGACAAACCGGGTGCAGACCCGAAGTTCATCTTCAAGTTACGGTCAGAGGAGTAAGCGTGACCACCGGCATAGGCATTCCCATAAACCCATAGTACACTCCATTTATACGCCTGACTACCACAGGCGTGGCCGTTGGGGACCATCGAATTGATGTCACCAGTTTGTAGTCGGGTATAGATAAACTGACCTGTTCCAGAAGGACCACCAAAGCCGTGGGTGGTCTGGCCCCACGGATCGGAATAAATGTAGTGTGCGGGTTTAGTGGCACCAGAACTGTTATGGGTCATCGTCCTGATGCGGGGCCACTCATCATTGATCGTGATCGTGCCGTTGCTATGGGACAGACTGACCTCAGCGTCACTGGATATGTTTATCGCTACCGTATCGGAGCCACCGATGTTCGCGGTACTCCCCGCAACCGTGAGATTCCATTCTGTAGAACCCGTCAGGTCAACCCCACCACCAGTGTCATCGTAGACGGCTGATATGCCAGAGTGGGTGGCACCGGTGGTGAACATGGCACCAACAATGTCCTGTACTTCTTCAGTAGTGGTACCACCACCGCTAGCGGACCCAAGGTTAGTCCACGTTGTGGCGTCCGTCTTTACATAGATTCTGGTCTGCCCAGTAGTCGGGGTCATGTTAGAGTCAACACGGATCTCGCCAATAGCACCAACGGCAGAACCGGGCGTCGATGTGACTACGGTTGGATTAGTCTGTGGGAGAATGAACACACGCTTGTCCACGATGGGACGAGTTACGTCAGTGTCCCCAACGGCGTAGTACACCACAGCCAGCAGCATTCTGCTGGTGGAGTCGAAGTCAGGAAAGCGAGAGTTGGTTGCGCTTTCACCA